CCTTAATGTGTGATTATATACTAAAACCGCAGGGATTCTACCTGAACCTACCAGTTTACTTAATTTTTTAGCCATCGTCAATATATTATAAGTCGCCACTACCAGCTCCTAGACCTAAGCTAGCTACTTTTATATGGACATCTCTTCTTATATGTTCTCTTTGAGTAGCAGTATCAGGGTTATTTACGTCAGCGTCTGCTTCAGCATCTGACATGTATTCTGCACCTGTTTCTGTATTAGTTAAAGTAACTTCTACTTCAGGTGTTATAACGTGGGTTCTTTTTCCATCTATTTTTTTGTATTCGCTTTTTGCTTCTTGCTCTATAAAAGGCATAGTTCTCCTATTGTCTACTTGTTTGTAGTACTGATGCAGTCATCTTTATAACATCAGTTGTAGCACATTGCATCTTTAATTTATCACCTGCTTCTAGTATCAATATATTGTTAAAAGTCAGGACATCTACACCCTTACTAGGGGTTACGTTTGCTACATCGTATTCAAAATCAGTGGTGCTAGAGGCATCATATACCTTAATAGTTACATCTAAAGCACTTCCATGAGTGTTAAAAAGCTTTATTGTTTTAACAATAGATGTAGTCTCATCGGGTGACTCATACATGTCTACGTCAGACCCTGCTGCGTTAACTGTTTTTTGAATATTTTTATATACGTTAGCCATTATGACATAAAGAAATTAAATCTCTCTTGTTGCTCCTTTTCTTGTGTTAAAAATGTTGAATTTAATTGTTCAATCAAAGATGTAATGGTTCTATTTATTTGTCTTTGATTATCTTCTGTGTATTCTTTTCTTGGCTCTGGTAATCTTACTACTATTTTTGTCATTATCTTCTCCCATCTGCTTGAACATCTACTTGGAAAGTACCATATCTCCACTTTTCACCAGCACTTTCGTTTTCTATTTTTACATTTGCATATCTTCCTCTGGCTCTAGTATCAAATTTAGTTGAACTAGCAACAACACTAAATGGACTATATTTACTTGTGCTTGCAGTAGATGCAGGAAAGTCTTTTAATCCTATCGTTACTTTAGCTGTGCCATCTAATGTTTTAAAATCAGGAAAAAATCTTCTCATTGCTAAAAAGAATTCTCCCATTCCTTCTGATGTTTGTATTGCAAAATCATATGATTGTACAAAAGAAGTTAAAGCAGTCGTAGTTCCATTAGGATTAATTTGATCTGTGCCTACTTCATGTTCAAAATAAACTGTTTGACCAAGACCATTCGATCCTACAATACTTGGAAATGTTCCTGTAGAAGAAGAATTAAATTGTGTTGCATGTGGTCTTGGATATACTGTTGAGTCAATCCAAGTAGTTCTAATTGAATTTGTATTAACTCCTGTATACCACACACCACCTGGTGTTTGACCTGATTCACCATAATTGTAAACTACATATCTATCATTATATGCTGAATTAGATGTAGGGTAATACCAAACAACTTCTGTAAATAGGTTATTAATACCTGCTACAACTTGTTGTCCTTTTGTTGTATCAAAGTCATCAAATACATAATCTTCTACCATACAAGGTAAAGAGTTTACTGTACCATCAAATGCAAAGAAACCGTTATTACCAATCCAATAAGCAACACCATCTATTTCACAACATGCGTTTTGACCAATCAATCCACAGTTTGTACCAACTTGTTCAAAGCCAAATGTAAATGGTGCACCAATAAATTTCATAGTGTACAGAGCGTTATCTGTCCATACTAGAATATTTTCTTTTGCAACAATAGCTCCCATAATTTTTGTACCATCTTGTAATCTTTGTGAGCCAGCACTGTTTTCTGCCGTAGGTGCATATACGTTTATTTGTTCTTGATTAGAAAATCTTATAAACATATCATCTTGTGTTTGAGGATCACCAATAGTTGTCTCTGTTCCAAAATGAATTAAGTGTCTTGTTGTTGGTGAAATTAATGTAGATCTAGATGCAGTAGGATTTCCTTCGCTCCCACTTATAGCTGTTACAAAATTTGTAGTTAATGTTGATGCCCGAGTAGTAAAGTTCGCTGCAATAGAAGAATCCCAAGTAAAAGTTTTACCATTAGAAATAGTTGCAACCAATACTTGACCAAAGTTGTTTAGTGACCAGAGACCTGGTTCTAGTGTAACGGTAGACGCTGCAACTGCATCACCCCAGTTACCCCACTCTGTTGCATCTTGAACTGTTGTATTTGTAGAATGAGCTTGACCATTAGATGTTCCAGTAGTTGCTGTTCCTTTAGCACCTCTAGTAATACCTAAAAATTGTGTAGAATTTTTTGATGTATATGTAATTAATTCTGCAGTTGGTAAAGTTCCAACAGCTATTGTACCTGCAGACGCAAATCCTGTTGTGCTATCTACGGTTACTGCAGTTCCTGATCCACCTGTACCAGCAGTATCTGCATTTAATGATCCATCTAATTCTGTGCTTTGTGATCCGGTAACATTTCCTCCATAGTTTCCAATACCAAAACCATAACCATATGATTGTGCTGAAGGACCTACTGCTTGATAAGGATTTACTGTACAAGAACTACCTGAAGTTAAATCTGATCCACCACCGTTTGTTTCTGCTGATGGTGATGTAACTGTAAAAGTTGTAGAACTTGGAACTGTAATAACTTGACAAAGTTTATCTTCAAAAGTTGACGCTGCAATACTAGACCCTGTTGGCATGGTTACTGAATCTAATTCAACAATGTCTCCTATTTCTAAACCATGATTAGTAGACGTAGTAATGGTTACTGCAGTTCCTCTAGTTGTGCTGGTTGTTATAGTAGAACCTGTAAATTGTGTTTGTGCTCCTGCATTATTACTTCTGTAAGGAGTAATGTCATAAAGTTGACCTTCAAAATATATAAGTAAAAATTTATCTGTACCAATAGCAACATATCTATTACCTTCTAAATCAACAAAAGCATGTTGCTTTCTTGCTACACCACATATTGTATCACTTAACAAAGAAGCCCATCCTCCAACTTTTTCAGGAAGGCTATATCTCCATCTAGTATTATCGGAATCTACCCATCGATCTGTTGCACCAACACCTGTGTCTTGTTTATCGACACCCGGTTGAAATTTCATTTCAAAAAGAGCCATCTGTTAAGCTCCTTACGCTGTATTAGTTTTATATGCCCAACCTCTAGTCGAGTCTACATATACTAAAGTTATTGATTGACCGTTTGTATTTAAAGTTAAATCAGATGTTCCTGAATTAATAGGTGAACCATTTCTACCAATAGTACAATTGTTTGAATTCCATGTGCCTCTGGTATCTAAAACACTAACCTCATCGCCAACAGATGGTGATGCTGGCAGGTTTATTGTTATTGGATTGGCTGTTGTATTAGCAAAAATTTGAGCTCCTGCTACTGTTGTGTAAGGACTATTAGCATCTGTTATAGTTGCATAACCTTTTTGAATTATGTCCATTACTGTTTCAGTGCCATTTGATTTACAAAGAACAGTTGCTCCTGGTGGTATTTGAGTTGTGCTACCACTAGCAGTTAATACCCCTAAAGTTCTATTAGATGTGCCTCTTACGGTATCATCTTTCATAATCCATACTCTAGTTACACCAGAACCTGATGGCATAGTTATAGTTCTATCTCCACCTAAAGTTCCATATAATCTTAAATATGCATTTTTACCATTTGATGTTGCACCATCTGTTAGTAGTAAGGTAACACTACCTGAAGCCATATCGACATCTAAAGCTCCTGATGATGATTGTTCTAATATTTGTAGGTTGGTATTAGTAATACCACCCCATTGACCAGCTTTTTCGCCGGTTGTTATAATTTCTAATTGTATATCTGATGAATAACTTGATGCCATAATTTTATACTCCTGGATCTATTGGTGTCCAGACCATGTTTGCTCCTGGTATTATTTCACTCCATGTTATAGCCTGTGCTGTACCCGTAGCAAGCGTAAAAGTACTTCCTGTAGGTGAAACATTAGCTTCTCCTGTTACTGTAACAGTTCCTGAAGAAATTACAACCTGATTTCCACTTGGAGTTAAATTAGCATCTGCACTTACTGTAACAGTACCAATGGCTATTGCTACTTGAGAACCAGTGACACCAAAGTTAGCGTCTCCTCTAATTGATAAACTACCAAACCCTAAAGTAACTTGGTTTGGATCAGGTATTTCTGTAATAGAATCTGCTGTAATACCAGGATCTCCAATACTTATAGTTACCTGATTTCCTGTAACTGCAAAAGTTACATCATTATCGGGTCCTGATGTAGCAAATGGTAATGCTGATATTGCGTCAAATCCTAAACTCATAAAAATTCCTTAAAAGGAGACAGGGGGTATGTGGTGGTGCCCTGCCTCCATTTAAAGATTATATCATCGTTTAAACCAAGAAGGAAGACCTAAATGTGGACGCTTGTCAAACATATTATCTTTAGCTCCCGGTGTTTTACGATTGTTATAATGCAGAAACACTTGTACGCATTCTTTACCTTTAAATTTTTCTCGCCAATGTTCTAGCTCACAGCCAGAATAAACTAGCATATCTCCTGGTTTTAAATCTACTTTAATACCTTTTTTACCAGTCTCTCCCGATGGCTCTAAATATATTGGCCAGTCATCACCACCAAGATTCATTGTTGTAGATATTTCACAACTAAATCTATCTTTGTGTCTTTTTAGAATATCACCTTTTTTATAGATTCTAGCATAAGTATATGCAGGATATAGTTTTAATCCTGTTGCTTTTTCCATACCTGGTTGACATTTAAGTAATAAAGTTTCCATAGCCATATTTGCATATTGAGAATATGTGTTTGGTATTTGTTCATTTTTGGCTTCATAGTGACCTATAATATTTTCAAAGGGTGAAAAGTACCTTGAGGCTTTACAAGTATCATAAACTTGTTTTTGCATACAAAAATAGTTTCTAATAAAAGTTGCTAAATCTTCTGATATTGCTTTTCTAATAACTGTATATTTATTTTTTTTAAAACTCATAATTTATATTTAAAGTAATTCTATAATTTTGATCTGTACAAGTTGTGCTAGAATGTTCTAAAGAACCATCAAAAACTACAACTTTATTTTCTTTTGAATTAATTTTTTTATTTTTAAATAAAGTTTGACCATTGTTTGTATTAAAATAAAATAAAGCAACATTGTGTTTATCTGTTCTATCTGTGTGAAAACCGTGAACAATTTGTTTATGTGTTTTAGGATATAAATTTAATTTTGATCTTAACAATTTTTTAATATTTAATTTATCAATAAACGGTATTATAATGTCCTTGTAAAAAGGACTTTTTATTTCTATGTTGTCATAAAAAATATGACTAAAATAAATATTGTTTTCATTTCTTAAAACTCCGTGTTGTAAAAACCAATTAAAGTTAGGATGTGTAATTATATGTTTCATTTTATTAAATTCATTTTTTTTAAAAAAATTATTTTTTACTTTAAACATCCTTTGCCATCTCTTTTGGCACTGCTTGTATATTCCAATGTATAAATCTAAAGGGTTCGATACCAAAGTCTACTGCATACTCGTGTTCTAGATAACCTGGAAATATAATTAATGTTCCTGGTTTAGGTCTCATATGAAATTGTTCGTGACCTGCCCATACACCTTTTAACTCTGGTTTCATTTTTAATTTTGTACATCTTGCACCGGTCTTTGGTTCGTGAAAAATAGGATAAGAAGTTTTATCGCTGCACTTTAAAAAATAAAATCCTGATACGTGTTGGTTCCAATGTATGTGTGCTGAATGATGTCCACCACCTTTTTTAGCAAATTCTTGTACCCATAATTCAGAAAACATAGTTGTATATTGTTGCATATCATAACCTTGGTGATCTAAATACTCCCAAGACTTTTGACCAATGTAATTTCTAAAATCTAAAAAATTATTATCAGCTGTAAGTGGCGTTGAGTGATATGATCTTCCAAAGTCACCGTGTTTTTTTATAAATTCTTTTTCCCTTTTACGAGCATCAGTAATATACTTGTTACTTGCTTTGTTTAACGATTTAACAAACTCTGGTTTTTCCTCACTCCATATTACAGTTGGAAAATAACTATTTATAAACATTATTTAAAAGGCCTCCCTAAATGCCATACCACAAGACTATATCTTGTGCCTGATGTTACTGGTTTAACTCTATGCCACACAAAACTAGGAAATACAATAATAGATCCTTTTGGTAATATCTCTTTACACTGCACTCTATGTTTTAATTCGTCTCGCATATGTGGATCATAGTTTCTAAAATCAAATTCTAGTTCACCACCTTTGTATTCTGATCCATCTGTTAACTGACAAGTCATAGATAGTTTTCTAATTTTACCGTTGTCTGGTCCTTCTTTTTGATAAGGTTTATCCCAACTATCACAATGCCAATCATAATATTGGTTGTGTTTATATTTTGTAAACTGACAAGATTCAGATCTTTCCCATTCAAAATTCCAACCTGCACTTCTATTAGCTTCATGTACATATGGATGTAATTCTTTATATATCCAAGTATCATTTAACCATACTAAATCAGATTTTCTTTTTCTTTGTAAATTTTTAACTTGTTCTTTATCTAATTTTTTATCTCCATAGCCACCTGTTCTAGCCATAACTTCTTCTTGTGAATTTGCATAAGCTATTACATCATCACAAAATTTAGGTGTAAGAACACCACTAAAATACCAATAGTAATTAGTTAGATTCATAATTAAAATTTATTACAACTCTCCTTTTTTCATCAGTGCAAGAGGATCCTGTATGTTTTAATTTAGAATCAAATTCTACATATTTGTTTTCTTCACTAATTATTTTTTTTCCATTTTCGAATTTAGTATATCCATTACATTTGTTAATATAAAATATACCTGTTTTTCCTTCGTATTGATCTATATGCATTCCGTGTTCTGTAATATCAATATCTTTTGTTAATAAATTAGCTTTTATTTTATTTAACTTTTTAAATTTTAATTTCTTTAAAATTGGGTCTAAAACATTTATCATTTTTTCAGTGCAATTAATTTTACCATCTATTATAAAACAAAATTCAAATTGATAATCTTTTTGATTATCACTAACTATTTTAGGTATAAAATGCCAAGGCATATAATTACCCATAATAAAATTTTTTAATTTATTAAATTCTTCTTTTGGTAAAAAATCTTTATATATATTCATAAGTTATTGTTTGTACAAAGTTTAAACTATCCTTTTGATTATTGGTTAAATAATACATATTAGTTGATGGAAACATAATAAACATATTATTTTTAAGTGGTATATCCCAAGATCTACCTTTACGTCTATTATCTTCATAATGTATTCTAACCATACAGTCTTTGACTTTTACACCATAGAGTAATGTATAGTCTGGTGAGTTTCGTAGATCGACTGGATCTATATTTAATAAAGGAATTGTAGTCTCGCTAGGTTTATAGATATTACCCCACGTTTCTTTGTTAACTAAAGTAAAACCATAGTCTAAATTTATATGATCTCTCATATAAGTGTTCAACATATCGAATGTTCGTGAAAACGGAAAATCTTTGTTTTGAATTACTGATTGTAAGATATCGCCTGATAACTTATCTCGGTCAATGTCCCAATCTTTAGGCATTGCCACATCACCATAATATAGAGCTTGCTCTGTTAATACTTTCTTTTGCATACCACCACCATTTTTAATTTATGCTAATTCGTCTGTCAAGTCCCAAGTTTGGCCAGCTTCATTCCAGACGTAAGACCATCTGTGAGTATTTGCTTCGTTTTGTGATTCTTGTTCTGCAGTTAATGCAGGAGCATCACCGATTGGTGATTTCCAAGTAGCTGTAGCTGTGTCTTTTACCCAAGATGCATATGGTTTTTTAGACCAAAAAATTTGATCATCTTCGTCCCAAGTATAACCTATACCTGCGTAGTTTCCTCTAAAAGGTGTGCCACCTAATTTATGTGTATTACTTATTGTGTTGTATGAAGTTTGAATCCACATTTGTGCAGGCCAGTTGTTGTGTGTTTCTAAATATTGTTGACCTACTGATTCATCTTCAACACCATCAGCGTTTAACATATCTTTGTTATCAAGTGTTAATACTTGAATAATTTTTCCGTTAGCTCCTAGTTTTGCAAAATGTGCCATAATGTTTCTCCTTATATATTAATTTTAATTACCATTCAACTACTGAAATCTATACCTTATTATTACTATACCAGAACCACCATTTCCACCACTAACACATTCAGGGGTTCCACCACCTCCACCGCCACCACCAGTGTTTACAGTTGCTGCATTACCTTGTCCAGTACCACCAGCTGCACCACCACCTGATCCACCAGAACCTGCAGGGCTAGATGGAGATCCACCTCCGCCTCCGCCAGCTCTTGCTGTTGGGGTTGCATTAATTGAACTTGTTGCTCCTGCTCCACCATTTCCTGTGTCAGGTGCTCCATCTGCTCCTTGGGCTGTTGCTCCACCTCCACCACCGCTTCTTACACTACTACCACCAGCAGCACCACCAACAAAACCTTGTGCAGGAGTCACTGGAGGAGTATTACCTGCTCCACCACATCCACCAGCACTATTTCCTGAACCACCGCCACCACCTGATCCACCAGCTATACCTTTTCTTTGAAATGGAGTAGGTCCATAAGGTGCGCAGTTTGCATCACCTGGAGCTCCACCGCCACCACCTGCAGAAATTATTGTAGAAAATTGAGAATTACTTCCTGATGATCCTATACCAGAAGAAGGCGGACCTGTTCCAGCTCCTCCATTACCACCAGCACCAACTGTTATTGGAAATGCTGTTGCTGTGACTGTAATTCTATTTGGAGAGGATGGATATCCATTTAATGGAGATCCTGTATAAGGTGAACTTGGACTTACTACTTCTCTATATCCTCCAGCTCCACCACCGCCACCTCTTGCTTGAGCTCCGCCACCACCACCCGCAACGACGACGTGTGAAACTAAATTATCTGTTGCTGAACTTGCAACGCTTGATACACAAAATGTTCCTGGTCCTGTAAATGTATGAATTTTACAATTTCCAGAAGTTGTAATTGTACCACCAGTAGCTGAAATATAAGGTGGTGCTCCTACAATATTAGATGTTGAATCAATAACATTTTTCCAACCCTCTGTGTCATCAACATATACAAAATATGCAGATTGTCCTTCAGTGCTTAATACTGCATCCTCTGCTACTCCACCTATTTTTTGTGAACCATTTGCTGCAATAGTTAAGTTACCCGTTTGAAAAGTGTTTGTGTAATCTGCTACTGCAAAAGAATTTCCTGCAGTTCCTGCAGGAAGAGTTACTGTAAAACCTCCACTAGAGGTATCACAAAAATATCCTTCGCCTGCTGTTACTGTAAAACCTGTTGTTTTTTTTGTTGTTACCCAAGATACTTCACCTGTAGAACCAAACCCTGATGCAGTACCAGAATTTGAAATTGATACACCAGCAGGAATTGTGAACGTATCACCACTATCTCCTAATGTGGTTGTACCACACGCTGTTCTTGGACTAATTTTATTTACTTTTATTTCACTCATAATTATTGAAATTTATACCTTATTATTACTATACCTGAACCACCTGCTAAACCATTATTAGGAGAGTGTGCTGCGTATGCAGCTCCCGCACCACCGCCAGTATTTGCTGTTCCTGCTACACCTGCAGGAGTACAACCTGTTGCTCCACCTTTTCCACCACCACCTGCTCCTCCTGGACCAGCTGCGTTAGGGCCATTAGCACCACCGCCTCCGCCTCCTGCAAAAGCTGTTGGAGTTCCATTAATACTTGTTGTTGCGCCTGTTCCTCCACCACCATTGCCTGGATTTCCTGATGCACCGACTGTTGTTGCACCACCTCCACCGCCACCTACATAAGGTGCAGGAGTTGGACTTGGAGCTGTGTTTCCACCAGCAAAACCTTGAGATGGACTTGCGGGAGGCGTATTACCAGCTCCTCCAGGAGCACCTTCATTTGATCTTGCTCCACCACCAGATCCTCCAGCGTTGCCAGGTTGGGAATTTCCACTTCCACCTCCACCACCACCAGCAGATGTTATTGTTGAAAAAACTGAATCACTACCATTAGAACCTTTATTATTTTCGTTTGAAGATCCAGACCCTCCAGCACCTACTGTTATTGGAAAACTTGTTGCTGTGACTGTTATTGGTCCGGCTCCTTCTAAAGGACTTGCAGTATAAGGTGTAACTGGGGATTTATCTTCTCTGAATCCTCCTGCACCGCCTCCGCCTCCAGCGTTTTTACCAGAGCCACCACCACCTGCAACAACCATATAAGAAACTTGATTACACGCTGCTATTAAAGATACAGCAGATACACAAAAAGTTCCTGGTGCTGTGAACGTATGAATTTTACAATTTCCAGATGTTGTTATAGTTCCACCTGTTGCTGCCATAAAACTTTCTCCTATAAAACCAGTTCCTTCTTCAACTGACAGCCAACCTTTTGTTGCATCAGCATAAACTAAAGTTAAACTTAAATTGTCTGTAGATGCTGTAAAATCTGCAGCAGCACCGTTTAAATTAGAACCACCTCTACCTATCGTTAAATTAGCTGTTGCAAAATTACTAGCATAATCTTTAAGAGCTACAATATCTCCAACAGAAGGAGAACTTGGTAAAGTTAATGTAAATGCTCCAACACTATTTGTGTCACAAAAATATCCTTCTCCCGATGTTGCTGTAAAGTCTGCTGTTTTAATAGCTGTCTGCCAATTTACAGATCCTGATCTACCAAAACCTGATTGTGATGCACCAGATGCTAAAGCAATTGTATCACCACTAGCGCCAATAGTAATTGTATTACTATTCTCGTTAATGATGTTTGCACCGCATTGGTTTTGTATATTGTTTACTTTAATTGTACTTGTCATAATTAATTCTGATATTTATACCTTATTATTACGACACCGGATCCACCATTCAATCCATCATATCCTGCTGGATCTGGTGTTAATGGACTTGGAGCTGCGTTTTGACTATTCCCTCCGTTTCCTGTATTTGCTGTTGCATTTGCTCCTGCTGACCAAGAACTAGGATTATATGGAGTGTAATTACCTCCTGTTGAATAAACTACAGGTGAAGCTGATATACAAGATGTAGCTCCTGTTCCTCCAGTGGTTGCAGTTGGAGTAGTTCCACAATTTGGACTTGTGCCTCCTGCACCTGTTGCACCACCTCCAGCACCACCTAATGTAGCTCCGCTTGGTGCACCACCACCACCATTACTTCCTTGTCCTGGATTTGTTGGTGGAGTATTTCCTGATCCAGCTGATCCACCAGCACCAGCTCCACCACCTCCAGAACCGCCATTAAAACCTGTTGAAGAATTAGGACCACTGCTAGGACTTCCACCGCCGCCACCACCAGCAGCTGTTATTGTTGTTGATAAAGTTGCTACTGAATTATTTCCTGATACGGCTGCAGTACAACCATTTTTAGTTCCACCCGTACCCCCTGCACCAATAGTAATTGGATAAGCTGCAATTGGTGCTGGTAAAGAAACAGCAGGTGCTGCTCCCAATGGAGATGCTGTATAACAACCTGAAGCACCACCTGGTGAGGCTCTAAAACCTCCAGCTCCTCCTCCACCGCCACCTTGAATATGTTTGTAATTACCACCAGATCCTCCGCCACCAGCGACCACAATATAGTCTATTAAATTAGATCCTGTTCCACTACCTGGAGCAGCAGCGCCTGCAGAAGTTACACAAAAAGTTCCTGGACCTGTAAATGTATGAATTCTAAAATTACCTGAATTAGATATAGTTCCTCCAGTTGCTGTAACATATGGACTAAGACCTGTTTCTGTAGTGGTTGCGTTTTGAACATTAATCCAACCTTGAGTAGAATCAATATAAACTAAAGTTATTGCTTGTCCTTGATCACTTAAAGTTGTATTTGCAGCAATACCACCAATTTTTTCTGAACCATTCGGAGAAACTGTGCAGTTTGCAGTTGCAAAATTTCTAGCATAATCTGCTATAGCAACAATTGCTCCTGCTGATCCAGCAGGTAAATTTACAGTTACAGCTCCACTAGTTGCTGTATCTACAAAATAACCTTCTCCATTTACTGCTGTGAATGTAACTGTTTTAATAGCTGTTTGCCAATCAACTGTTCCTGTTCTACCGAAACCTGTTTGTGTTGCACCACTAGCTAAAGCTACAGTTCCACCGCATCTACCTAAAGTTACAGTGGCTGCATCAGCTACTACTGTTTGACCAGCACCACAACCAACTGTTAAAGTTGTTCCGCATTGTGGTCCTATTTTATTTACTTCTATTTTACTCATTAAACTATTACCAACGTTCCTGTTACTGTTATAGTTGCAGGAATTGTAATAGGTCCTGCAAGGACTGCACTTTCAATTGTTTGCGTACCATCGATTGTAGCCGCTTGATTTTTTATAAATTCATCTGGAGCGTATTGCCCTCCAATGTATTGGACTCCATTTATTACTGCCGTCATAATTCCTCCTACGAACTAATTGTGTCGATGTAAGATAAAACAACATCTAGTGAACTCGCTGTATCACTAACGGCTTCTAATACATCACCACTTGCTAAAACAATCTTTGCTCCTCCTTGGATTAATTCGATAGCTGAATTTGGTGGAATTACAACTCCTTTTGCTAAAAAGTAGTCGGCTCCCCCTTTTGCAATTTTTA